ACGGCATGCGCCGGGTGCTGGCCCTGCCCACCGCCCAGGACAAGCAGCGCGCGGCCAAGATGGAGCAGATGGCCGCCGAGGAGAACAAGAAGAAGGCCGCGCTGGCCGAGACTGGCGCCAAGCTGGCGCTTCAGAAGGAAGCCGCCGCCATCGACCATCTCAACAGCCAGACCGAGCTCAACAAGGCGAAGGTGGTCGAGCTCGGACACGGCCTGGCTATGGAGCACGTCAAACTGGACGCGCAGCAGCAGCAACAGCAGGCCGCCGCGAACGACCCGGCGGCCGAGCAGCGGCGCCTGATTGACGAGGCGCTGGCCGAATCCATGTCTTCGATGGCTGCGGCCGCGTGACTCGCGCCGCCGGGCAGACGTAGACTTGACGAACCGACCCCAGGGAAGCGCCGCATCCTGGGGGCGACATCGCGGCAGCCGGCGCCGGGGAATCGTCCACCTCGGCGCCGAGTACGCAAGGACGTGGGGCGCAAGCCCCCTCGGGACGCCACCCGTATGAATGGCACGAGGAACTGACCCATGACCATCGAGAACCCGGCAGCACAGTTCGACACTGACGAACTTGCCCTGATCGAACAGGCTCGCGTCGCCCAGGAAGAGGCCGACCGGCAAGCCATCGCCGCTGCGGAAGCAGCCGACGGCACCGCCACCACGAACCCGCCCGCCGCTCCGGCGCCGGCGCCCGTGGCATCTGCCCCGACCCCCACCGCCCCCGTGCCCGCCCCGACGGCGGCAGCACCGGCAGCACCCGCGGCACCCGCGGCACCTGCTGCACCGGCAGCCGCACCAGTCGCCGACGACAAGCGCGAAGGCAGCGTCCGAGAAGCTCTCCGCGCATCCCGCGCGAACGAGAAGCGCCTGAAAGATCAACTGGCCGAAACCAACCGGCTCCTGGAAGAAGCGCGCGTGACGGGCAAGATCCCGCCAGCGCCGGGCACCAAGAGCCTGCCGGCGAAGCCCGGCGAGCGAGTGTTGCAGGACGTCAAGGAGTACGCTCCCGAAGCGGCCGACTACATCGCCAGCCTGGAAGCGACGGTGGCAGAAGCCACGCGCCAACTCGAGAAGCTGCAAACCAGCGCCGCACCCGCGGCATCGGCCTTCGTGCCCGTCGAACTGCCTGACCATGTTCAGGCGCTGGTGGACGAGAACGCGGACCTGCTGGCCTGGCAGATGAACCCGGACCAGACTGCCTTCGAGGCGGCCGGCAGGATGAACGAGTACCTGCTGACCATCGACAAGTGGAAGTCGGCCACGCCCGCGGAGCGATTCGCGGAGGTGGCGCGCCGGGTCAAGGAAGAAATGGGTCTGTCCTCGGCACCGCCGGCCCCCGCCGCGCCCGCTCCGTCACCTGCTCAAGTCGCCGCGGCCATCGTCGCGGCAGCGCCGCAGGTGCAACCCGTCATCACGGCGAGCGGACTGCGTGGGGGCTCTTCGCCCGAAACCGGGATTCCCGACTACCACGCACTGGCAGCCGCGGGGATGACTGACGAACAGATCATGGCGTCTCTGCGATGAAGGTGAGGTAGCAGTCGGGGGTCCCCACGCAAGGAACACAACATGAAAGCCATTTCGCGCGGTGTGTCGACTATCCTGAACGGCGCCCGCACCCTGTCTCTCCTGGCGGCCTCGGCCGTCGTTTCCGCTGTCGAAGAACTCGGCGCCAAGCTCTCGGGCATGGCGCTGAACTACCAGGCCCGTCTTGGCCTGGTGCTGTTCAACGTCACCAACATCGGCACGGGTTCGCCCCAGGCGAACAAGCAGTACAGCAAAGCCCTTGCGGCCATGGCTGTGCGCGCGCCCACGCCCCTGAAGATGCTGACCGGCCCCATGTCCTCGCACGACGAGGCCATGCGCAAGCTGCGCCAGCAGACCACGGTGGACATGCCGATCGTCCGCGTCGACGAGCTCTCCAAGGGCCCGGGTGACGTGGTGCAGATCGACTGCGCACACGTCGTCAAGCTGCGCCCGGTGATGGGCGACCAGAACGCGGAAGGCCGCGGCGCTGCGCTCAAGTACAGCTCGCAGGACATCAAGATCGACATGGCCACCCTCCCGGTGTCGGCCGGCGGCAAGATGTCCCAGCAGCGCACGCCGCACTCCATGCGGCAGAACGCGCTGATGCAGCTGAAGGGCGGCATGCCCCGCTTCCGCTGGCAGCGCAGCCACGTCATGCTTGCCGGCGCGCGCGGCCAGCAGGACGGCACTGACTGGATCCTGCCGAAGGCCAGCGACCCCGAGTTCGCCGAGATGATGGTCAACACCGTCAAGGCGCCGACCTTCAACCGTCACTGGGTGGTGTCGGGCGCGACTCTGGTGGCTGGTGGCCAGCAGCTGGCCTCGCTGGCGACCACCGACACGCTGAAGCTGTCGCACCTGGACGAGTTCGCGGCCATCTGGTCGGAGCTCGCCATCCGCATGGCGCCCATCCAGATCCCGGGCGACCCCATGGCCGGCGACTCGCCGATCAAGGGGGTCATGCTGGTGGACGAACTGGTCTGGAACGACTTCATCACCGACAACACCTCGAACAACAACATCCGTACGTTCGAAACCAACGCGATGAAGCGCGCCAGCGTCGGCGACCTGCGCTCGCACCCGCTCTTCAGCGGTGACGTGATCATGTGGCGCGACATCATCTTCCGGAAGGTGCAGACCTCGATCCGCTTCAACGCGAGCGATGCCGTCGCGCACGTCTCGGCGGCCAACCGGCTGACCGCGACCGAGACAAACGTCACCGTGGCAGCGGCGCTGTCGACCACCCACCAGGTGGCGCGGTGCGTGTTCCTCGGCGCCCAGGCCCTGGGCTGCGCGTCGGGCGCCAACCAGACCAGCGAAGAGACGTACTCGCTGCTCGAGAACCGCACGAACTTCGGCCGCAACCTCGAGTTCGCGGGCGAAATCATCGGTGCCGAGCAGAAGCTGCGCTGGGCCCTGCCGAACGAGAACGGCGACCTCGAGCCGACCGACTTCGGCGTGGCCGTCATCGACTGCGTGGTGCGCAAGCGCAACGTCTGACGCCTGACCAGCAGCGCCGCGGGCCGCCTCGAGCGGCTTGCGGCGCACCAACCTTCAGCCAACAGAGAGGAAACTCACCATGGCATCCCTCAAGGCCCAACGGGCCACTTCCCCGGCCATCATGGCCAACGACGGCCGCTCGGTCTACATCCTGGACAAGGCGGTGCTTGGCGCCGGCCAACTCGGTACCCCTGCCGCGGCCGACACCATCGACTTCCTGGTGCCGGGCGGCACGCGCCTGGCCGAGCTCGCCTTCCAGCTGGACGACTGCGATACCGGCGCGGCCTTCGTGTTCAGCGTCGGCTACCGTCCGGTCAACTCGGCCAGCGCGCTGGCGCCGAGCTCGAACTACTTCGCAGCTGCGGGCCAGACCGTTGGCCAAGCCGGCGGCCGGCTGACGTGCGCGTTCAAGCCGATCAAGTTCGAGGAAGACGTGTTCATCCAGATGGTGGTCGGCACCGGGCCGGCAGGCATCTCAGCCAACCCGGAGATTTACATGATCGCCGGCGGCAACATGGAAGGCATCGCCCGCTGATGACCAACCCGGGGGGCTTCGGCCCCCCGACCACCAAGGAAAGAAGCATGCGATTGCAGGACATCGAAGCCCCGGCCAAGCCGGGGTTCGTCTTCGTGGAATGCGTCTGGCCCGAAACGCGCGGCCCGAAAGACGACTGCCGCTGTGCCACGGGCATTGTCTGGGCTGGCCACGGCGACGTGCAGGAGTACCCGGCGGCTCTGTGGTGGCGCCTGGCCGCTCACCCGGACGTCTGGCGCCTGGTCAACCCGGAAGCGGCCGCCGCGGCCATCGCCGAAGCGCAGGAGCGTCGCCGGCAGCAGATGCTGGACGAGGCGATGCGCGCCGCTGGCGCTGCGCCGCAAGGTGGCGCGCTGACCCCCGCGACCCCGCCGGCCGCCACGACGACCACGCCGCCGTCCGACGGCGCCGCGACTAGCGCGCAGGCCTACAACGATGCCGCCGCGGCCGCCGCAGCAGTTGCGAAGGAAGTCGGCGCCCAGACCAACACCGACGTGGTCGGCGTCATGACGGGCCCCATGACTGCCGAGCAGCTGGAAGCCCTGAAGGACGAGGAAATCAAGGCGCTCACCGAGCAGCGCGGCTACCCGCTGCACCCGCGGTGGGGCCGCAAGACCCTGATCGCCCGCTTCCTGGAAGCCCAGGAGTCGCAGGCGGCAGGCGTGGACGTCGGCGCCAACGGCAACACCGGCGCGGCCGACAACGAAGGCGTCGACGCCTCGGCCGAGGGTTGATCGTGGCCATCCAGGTTAGTGCCATCATCACCAGCGCGCGCATCACGCTGCTGGACCCGGCCCCGGGCACGACCTGGGTGGACGCAGACTTCCTCGTGTGGGCGAACGAGTGCGTCCGCAACATCTGCGGGCTGAAGCTCAACGCCTACCGCATCAAGGGCATCATCTCGCCGCTGGCTGAAGGCACCCACCAGGTGCTGCCGGCCGGCGGCTTGATCCTGCTGGACGTCTACGAGAACGTTATCGGCGGGACCGGCAACGGCCGCCGTATCACCAAGGTGAACAACCGCCAGCTGCTGGACAGCGTGGCGCCGAACTGGGCCGCGGCGACACCGCAGGCCGAGGTTCACCAGTGGATCGGCGATCCCGTCGACCCGACCGGCTTCGAGGTGTACCCGCCCAACGACGGCACGGGCCAGCTTCGCGCGCTGTGGGGGGCCATCCCGGCGCCGATGGGCACGACGGCTGCGAACGTGCCGATTGACGACGCCTGGGAGCTCGCCATCAAGAACTACATGATCGCCCAGGCCTACGCCGCCAACACCGAGCGGCAGGACCTGATGAAGGCCACGCAGTTCATGAGCGCCTACGAGAAGCTGGTCGGCGCGCGCTCGCAGGGCGAGGTGGCCTATGCCGTGCGCACCGGCGCACCAAGGGGTACTTGATGGCACAGATCCAGGTGGCGACCCTGCTGACCGGCATCTCGCAAGTCTGCCGCGATGCTCCCATCCCGACGCTGATCGACGCCTACGTGCGCGCGGCTCGAGACTTCTGCCGGAAGTCGCGCTGGTACATTGCCGAGGTTGTTGGCACCACCACGATCGGTAGCAAGCTGTACGCGCTGGGCAGTGACCCATACGCCGAAATCATCGGCATCAAGGCCATCACCTTCGTCAACGACCAGGGGAAGACGGACCCGATTGTGGAGTCCGTCTCGAGCAGCTGGGACACCGACGACGAGGACGGCCCGCCGGCCCACTACCAGTACGTGCCCGAAGGGCAGTTTGCGCTGCATCCGCTGCCGGACGCGGTCTACGACCTGACCATCACCCTGATCCTTCAGCCAAAGCGGGGCGTCAATAGCATCGATGACTCGCTGGTGGCCAACTGGGAGCGCACGCTCGAGCGCGGCGCGCTGGCCTTCATGCAGTCGCTCAAGGGCTTCCCGTGGAGCGATCCCCAGGAAGCCGAGACGCACAAGCGCCTGTTCAACACCGACTGCGCCTCGGCACTGATCAACGCACAGCGCGGCTACAACCCCGGCGCCAAGCCTGCCGGCGAGGTG